CCGGTTTTTTTATATATAACTTTGTGGTGAGACTTGATAGTTTTTAAGATAATTCTTGGTTTTTTTTCTTTCATCACTGATTTTTTATGTTTCGAACCTGAGTCATCCGACTCGGGTTTTTTTATTGCGTTTAACTTTTTTATATATAGTAACATGAAAGCAGAAGAATACGCAATGATTAGATTATCTTACGAAGTAAGACACCGCACGATTGACCAGATAGAAGATAATATAGAATTTGAACTACTAATGTATAAAGCAATTCCGGAACTCTTAGAACGAACATATGAGAGTTACGATTATCTACTCGAATATATGTTAAAAGTAAAAAGTTTCTCACGATACATTGACAAAACACGAAATACTATCAAAAGTGTATAAAGACTATAATGTCGAAGATATGGTGAAAAAAAATATACACCAATCTAAATCAGATGAATCTTATAAAGATCTATCTCAACAGATATATTTAATTCTATATGAATTACCATACGCAAGATTGTATATACTATACGCACATAAACGAATCGGACATTTCATCACCGGTATAATTAAAAACCAAAGAACATCACCATACCTCGAATTCAATAAACATTTTAAATTAAATTCAAAAGAATTATCCTATGACATCGAAGATGAATACGAAGAAATGCTTCCAGACGAATACCAATCTAAAGTTGAAACTATAAATTATGTGATGTATAAATTATATCCACTCGAAAATATAAATAACCTTACAGATGATCAAAGACACGAATTCTTCTGCATAGAAATACTTAAAATGTACCTCAAGAAAAAACTTAATAATAACTACTCATTTACTAAATTGTCCCAAGAACTTAAAATAAATAGAAGCCTAATATCCGACTCAATACAAAATGCAAAAGTAATAATAAGAAGAGAATATAATAAAAATAAAAAATAAATATGAACCAATTAATACTACTACTCGCACTAATGTCAGCAGGATATATAATAAGCAACCAAATCTTACCGCTACAATCATTAAAGTCTTACCTAAGCAATTATTTCAATAAAAGAGTAATATCACATAAGAAATGGTTTAAATTCGTTAGAACCTATATTTCACACCTGTTTAATTGTTCCAGTTGTATTACATTCTGGCTAATACTAATCGTGATGAATGACTGGCAATTCGCTTTAATAGGTTATGTCGTGGCAGGATATATAACCAAACATTTAAATAATATATCAATCTGATTTATTATTTTCTATCTCAATTAATTTTAATTTTCGTCTTATTTTTAATTCTTCCTTCTGATAAAGACGTTCAAGTTTTAATTTTTCAGCCTCAGTATTACTAGGTACAATACCACCAGTATTAAATTTTTGTTTATTTGCGATAGATGCGGCTGTAGTTGTTAAGATTATTGCATCGAACATCATTTTTAGATATTTCTCCATATAATTTATTATGTTTTTATATCGCTAGTGACACAATAAATAATGATAGTACTGTTATTGATACGAAAATTATTGATACTATTTTTATTACTGTTGTGTTCTCACTGATATTTTTGCTATATGCTACTTGATATTCTAATAATTCTCTATCAGTTAATTTCTCGGCTAAATTTTTGTTTCTTGAAATGCTCATCGTTTTATATTTTTATGTTTAAATGTTCGGCAAAGATAGTTAAAATTATTAGACCACCAAACTAATTGTGAATTATTCTTATATATTTAACAAGAAGTATAGAATTTTATATATAAATGTATGGGATGTGAAAATTGTAAAAAAAATAAAAGAAAAGTTATGAGTATTAAAGTTGCACCATTATCAGATAATGAAATTCAATTCTATGAAAGATGGACTGAAGTAATGAAGAGACCTTGGTCTATTAGTTCAGTTGATATAAATTATTGTTATGAAAAAATAAATCGAACAGGTGTATCGGGAAACTGTTCCAGTTGTCTTAGAGAGAACGCAAGAGAGTTAAAGAATAGATATAATTTACTTACTCCCGCATATCAAAGATATACTGAAATGTTAAAAGAAGTTAAAAAATATAAAGAAGAAGCGAAAATTCGTGAGTCCAAAAAAGTAGCAAAAGTTAAACCAAACCGCAAGGCTTCAACTTCAGTTAAAAAAAACAAAGCCTAAACAAACATGGACGAAATAAAAAAGAAACCACATCACGCCGTAGGTAACAAGAATGGTGTTCAGAGAATGTCAATACCAAAAAAGAAAGCCGCATTTTTAAGGGCGTTAGAAATGTCGCATGGTGTTATAACTCCAGCCTGTAAATCAGTACCAATTTCTAGAGGTACTTATTATAATTGGCTATCGAAGGATCCTAAATTTGCATTGAAAGTAAAAGAGTCAGTCTCGGAGGCTGTCGATTTTGTAGAGAGTCAGATAATGAAGAACATTGAGAATGGTAAAGAAATATCGGCTATATATTTTTTGAAGTGTAAAGGTGGTCCTCAATGGAGAGAACAGCAACACGTCGATATAACAACTGGTGGAGAAAAGATTAATTTTACATTTGGTAGTACCGAACCAGTAATTAAAATTGATAGTAACGATCCAGATATAAGTGAAGCACAAGTGGAATGATATCAGTTAAAGGTCTAAACCTACATAAAGGTCAAGAACGAATTAAGAATGAAATTTTTAATTCGAGAGCAAAATTTCATATTATAAATGCGTCAAGGCAATCAGGAAAATCGACACTCTTAACACAATTAGCGTTATACTATGCTATTAATACTAAATGTAAAATACTATGGGTGGCACCAGTCTATTCAATTAGTAAGACTACTTTTGATATTATAGTAGATGGTCTATTAGGTTCAGGTGTCATTAAAGAATATCATAAAGCAGACCAATCTATAACATTAGTAAATGATTCAACAATCATATTTAAGAGTGCGGCTAACTATGATACTATTCGTGGTGGTAGTTATCAATATGTATTTGTTGATGAGTTCGCATACATCCAAGATGATGCATGGCTAAAGGCTATACGACCTACGTTAGCAGTTAAAGGTATTAAAGCATTTCTTGCATCAACACCTAAGGGTAGAAATTTGTTTTATAATTTATCACAATTAGGTGGTGTTAATAAGAACTATGAATATCATTTTATGAGATATGACGAGAACCCATATTATGATTTACAAGAAGTTGAGGATGCTAGATTAACATTACCTGAATCAATATTTAGACAAGAGTATCTAGCAGAATTTGTAGATGATGGTGGTTTAGTATTTGAAAATATATTAGAGTTATCTATCATTGAAGAGTTCTTAACGAAGAGAGCATCAGGTGATAGGTACTTTGCTGGTTTAGATATTGCACGACAGACTGACTACACTGTATTAACTATACGTAATCAAAGAAATGAAGTGGTTTATATTTATCGTGACAATTTAAAATCATGGGAGACGATGGTTAAAAGTATAGTTAGAATTTTACAGATATTTCAACCGGTTCTTTATGTTGAGGTTAATAGTATGGGTGATGTGATTTATGAGAACATTAAGAAACATTATAGAAGATGTTTTCCATTTGTTACTACACAGAAATCTAAAGAGGATTTGATTGAGGATTTAATTTATGAATTTAGTTGTGGTAATATATACTTACCAACTGAGAGGTTGTGTCCTGAATTAAAGAGAGAATTATCTATATTCACATTTGAATATAATAAGAAGAGTAGAACTATTAAATATGGCGCACCTATTGGACATCACGATGATATGGTAATGTCATTAGCACTTAGTGGTAAAGCCTCTAAACACGCAACACAGAACCAAATGTCATGGTCAAGTTTTTAATAAATAATTATGAATAACGAAGAAGAAGAAAATAGAAAAAGGGAATATAACATAGAACGAAAATCTATACACCAAAGAGAGAGAAATGTTATAAAGAGTACAAAGGCAATGGCTCCTAAATTTAGAGACTATATTAGATATCTATTAGGTGATCCTGATGATATTGGAGATTATAAGAAAGAGAGAGAAAGACAACAGAAGCGAGAGTGGACATACAGAAATAAAGAGAAAGTTCGTGAAACACAAAGGTTATACAGAGAAAAGAAAAAGGCTGAAAGAGAGAATGAAAAAGATGATTCTAAATAATGAAGTACTGAAGTATGTAACAAATACTGACGGCTCAACATTTATAAAGATTGAACACACTGTCGAATGGAAAAAAATAATAAAAGAATATGAAATTGAACTTAGAAATAACAATGAGTAAGATACTTGCGTATTTAGTATTAATAATTGGTTCTATCTATTCATTTATATTTAAAGATCCAACAGTCTTAATATCAACATTTGGAGCAGCCTCTGCGATAATTGCTGTCAAGACATTTACAGCGAGTAAGGAGAGACAAAAAGAACTTGAGTATAATGAGGGTCCTGATGGACCTGATATATAATTACTACGATAAAAAAAACTTATATATAATTATGGAAATGAACGTGAAACAATATCAAGAAATTTATGGGATATCATCAGGCACTACTGGTATTGAATATACTAAGGCTGTGATGAAGATTATGAATATAGATGGTAACAAATTCACAATCAATGAAGTGAAGGAGAAGATTGATAATATTAAAATTCCCGAGACTTCGGAGTTAAAGAAATTTAAAGTGAAGATTGGTGGTAAGAATTATTCAATTGTAAAGAATATAATGAAGGCATCGTTTAATGAATGGATACAATTTGGAAGTATCGTTGGTTCATCTACGAGTGAGGAGGATATGGTTAAGAATTTACATAAGATATTGGCGATATTTGTAAGACCTACACAGAGACGACGTTTCTTTTGGGATAAGATAACACCGTTGTCTGATGTGGATTTAGATGATAACGAAGAACAAATGTTAAAGTTAAATATTGAGGACGCTTTATCAATTAATGTTTTTTTTTATCAAAGCGAAATGAATTTTATTCGGAATATCAAGAGATATTATTTGAATCACCGAACCAAGTTAGCGCAAGTGAAGCCGGGTATGGAGATCAAATCCAAAGTATAAATGATATGTTTGGTTGGCACATAATGGCATTGGAGTTGGCTGAGCAGATTTGGAATTTAGATAAAGTATTAAAGATGGAGTTTAGTCAAGTAGTTGATTATCTTATCATTAAAAAACAACAAAAGAATTTGGAGTATTATTACAATGCGAAACCTGCTTTAGATAAAAAAATGACAACAAGATAATGGCAACATATAATTTAACATACGATGAAATAGTTGAGAATTTAATGGGAGCTGCTCAGGGTATGAAGAATGATAATGATATGATAATCTATTATGATTCACAGGTTCGTAATGATTTTTTCATTGAATTGGATGGCAACCCTTACGCAAAGGATGAATGGTTTTGGTTAGAGATATTAGATAAGTATGACAATCCATATTCATCTAGAGTAGTTAATATGGTAGAAGGAGGTACTTTATGTAATTTCTTTTTTGCTACTCAATTAGATCCATATCCGGGAGCAGTTCAAAATATAAAACTTCCTTATCAGGGTAGATATCGTTATAACATTTATAAGTATGACGATAGGAAATTACGAGAAACATCATTAGCCTCAGGTTATATGAATGTTGGAAATGGTACGGGTATTATGAATTATTCTCAATTTGGATTTGATTATGAATTAGGATTGAATAATGAAAACACTGGTGAGAATTGGTGTTATCCTGCATTTTATTTATCACCAAATGAAACTTCAATAGGTGAGAATTCATTAGTAACTTATAATTTTACTGTAACATTATTGGATCAACCAAAAGATGGTTTGTCTGATAGGATGAGTATATTTTCAGATTTAATAAGTTGGACTGTTGCATACTTACAACAAATGGACAGAGTATTAAAGATTGATTATGATTCTACATTGTCACCGTTTGATGTAAATTATGATGCTAAGTTAGTAGGGTGGCAATTTGATATCGCTATTGAAAGTGCATTTGATTGTGTTTTAAGTTCATATGCATCGTTTGATGGAGGTGGTACTGGTGGATTTTTATTCTCTGGAAAGAATGGTACAAGTGGTAGTTCAGGTAGTTCAGGAGTTGATGGACAGACTTATGGTACGTCAGGTACATCAGGAGTAGATGGTTTGACTGGAGAATCAGGTACAGATGGAACTTCTGGTAGTTCAGGAGTTGATGGACAGACTTATGGTACAGACGGTACTTCTGGTAGTTCAGGTGTTGATGGAACGATAGGAGAAAATGGTACTGATGGAACTTCCGGTAGTTCAGGTGTTGATGGATTAACTGGTGAAAATGGTACAGATGGTACTTCTGGTAGTTCAGGTGTTGATGGAACGATAGGAGAAAATGGAACAGACGGCACTTCTGGTAGTTCAGGCGTTGATGGAACGATAGGTGAAAATGGAACAGACGGCACTTCTGGTAGTTCCGGTGTTGATGGATTAACTGGTGAAAATGGTACAGATGGTACTTCAGGCGTTGATGGATTAACTGGTGAAAATGGTACTGATGGCACTTCTGGTAGTTCAGGCGTTGATGGCACGATAGGTGAAAATGGAACAGACGGCACTTCTGGTAGTTCAGGTGTTGATGGCACGATAGGTGAAAATGGAACAGATGGTACTTCAGGCGTTGATGGTACGATAGGTGAAAATGGAACAGACGGCACTTCTGGTAGTTCAGGCGTTGATGGAACGATAGGTGAAAATGGTACAGATGGTACTTCAGGTGTTGATGGATTAACTGGTGAAAATAGGTGTTGATGGTACAGATGGTACCTCAGGAGTTGATGGTACAGATGGTACCTCAGGAGTTGATGGTGAGGTGACAGGTATCACTTATAATGATATGTTCTATTATGATCCACCAGTATTATACACAGAGAAATTAGCAATTACGAGTACCGGCACAACTACATCATTTCAAATTTACGATGTAGTAGATAATACTAAGTATGATATATTTGTATCGGGAGGTACACTAATGGCACAAATAACAATTTAATATGGAGAAGATAGTAGTTTATGATCAAGATACAGGTAAAGTGTTAAGAAGAACATCAGATGATAATGTTGGTCTTGTAGAAACTAGCGCGGTGACATATCTCTCAACGTCGATAGGTAAGAATAATATAGTATTATCAGGTTGTACTGAAAAAATAACAACTGTTGGTTTTGTGTGGGATGAAACACCTAATGTTACTCGTGACTCGAATTATATTGATGTTGGTGGTGGTGACGTTCAATATAATTTAACTGGACTAACTACTGGTACAACATACTATTATCGTATGGTTTATAGGTCTGGTTTATCAAATGAAGTTAGTGTCACGACATTGAATTTGTATGAGTTAGGAGATACTTATTTAGGTGGAACGATTATTTGGTTAGGAACAAATGTAGGTTATATAGGTGCGGATTATGAATATTTAGAACAAGTCGAAGGTATTAATTATTGTGATAATTTAGTTGAAGGTGGTTATAGTGATTGGACTTTACCGTCACCCACAGAGATGAATAATATATCGACATCTTATTATAATAATCCAGATAAATTTCCTAATATATATCCTAAAGGTTTATTAGGTGTAGCTCATTGGACTGATAGAAATTGTCCCTACCCAACTTGTAATCCTCCATCGTATTTATATTATAGTGTGGGATCATTGCCGATAGTTGCGTTAGAGAGTAACCCAGCCGCTACTATGGCAATTAAACCAATTAGATATTTCTCGTGGTAAAAATAACAACTTAACAATGTCAAAGAATAAATTTGAAAATACAGAAGAAACATTAGAAGATTATGGAGAATTAATCACTGATGAAATAGTTGATTTATTGGAAAGTAAAAGAAAGAACGCTTCTCATAAATTAGTCAATTCAATTGATTTTGATGTTGTTAAAAATAAGATAGGGCTTCAATTAGTTATTGACTATATTGATTATGGTGATAAACGAAGAAATAAAAAGACAGGAGCATTAGAAGGTAATGTTATTAGAGGTAGAAGAGCCGGACAAAAACAACCTCCAGTAGATGATATCATTGAATGGATTAAACAAAAACGATTACCAATAACGGGTAAGAATAGAAATGCAAGATCAACTAATAAACAGGTTGTGAATAAGGTTAAAGGTATGGCGTTCGCTATTGCGAAAAGTATATCTAAGAATGGTATTAAAGCATTTGATTTTTTGAAGCCTTATGAAGATACTGTAACGAGTAAAAAATATAAAGAAGATTTAACTGAGGCGTTGTTGGCTGATGGGTATGCTAATTTGCAGAAGCCTATAAGTTCATTCAATAAGGCTCAATTAACAAAATGATAATATACTATGGCAATAACAATAATTACAGAACCAACAGACTTCGGTCGTGTGTATGATACAAATAGATTAATGTATAAATTTTCATCAGATAACTATACACAACCTAATTTTAGATTTTATATTCAAGTAACATTAAGTGATGTTGATGATGTAGTATTTGAAACTAAAAGTATAGTTAGAAAAAGAGCTTTACCTGATGGTACTTGTTATTTTAATCCTGCTGAAATCTTTAGTAATTACTTTTCCAGTGACTTAACTATTAATATTAATAGTTTAACTGAAGCATTAAATTCAAATAAGATTTGTTTCATCACAGTCTTTGAAGAGTGGGGTGATCCATCTGAATTAAAGACAAGTATTTATGAGACTACTAATCAGAACATGCTGTATAATGGATTACAAGAGTACGTACCATATGATATTGAAGAGTATGGTGGAGGTAATAACAAATGGGTTATGAGTGGTGTAACTATAAGTCAATCAACATGGATAGAACATAGTTCATGGGCTAACGAGTTAGATACATTTGGAGATGGTGAGATTAAATTCAATAATGCGGTTGTTGATGGAATATCAAATTTAACATCAATAGAAATTTCATATACTGATAATTCGTCAGGTGATGCTAAGGTATTTTTGAATGGTATATCAACTGATGAATATATTTGTTTTGTTGATACATTAGATGTTAATAACTGTTTCTTCATTAGATACGGTAGTAAGGTAGATACACCAACGAAGACTACTTGGAGTGATATAACATACGAAAGTAAAGGTTCTACTATGTTAGATTCAGGATTTATTGATGGAGCAAAGATTAATATAAAATATACAGAATTTGATGAGACTAGAGGACAAGGTCAATTCTTAACAGATGCGACAGATTTTAGAGTAGATACATATGAGTATGGAAATTTATATTTCATCGCAAGCAAAGAGGATAAACCTACTCACGCACGAATTAAAGTGTGGTATTGGAGTGACGGTGTAGAACCCGAAATTGGAGGTGGTGGTGGTTATGAAACTAATAAATATGTTAATAACTCTGGTAAGATTGCTAAGGATGTTAATATATCTATATCGGCTTCAAATCCAGATTCAGTATCAAGAGGATTTAAGCCACCTGATCCAATAGAGGATCCAGGAGAAGAGACTGGTGGTGATCCAGTTACTCCAAATTTCAAATATATGATATCGTCTTATAACACAGGCTACACATTAGATTACACAAATGTAGATAATCAAATGTTTTATATACCTACAGGACCGGTAGAACTTGCTAAATTAGGATTATTTGATTTAGCGGATAGTGAGGGTGGATGGGTTTCATATAGAATTGATTTGACAAATGATATAAAAAATCCGACTAAGATATATAATAAATATCCAGTTTATTATTATAGGAAGTCTAAATGTAACAAGTATGATCCGATACAATTATTTTGGTTAAATCCTCACGGTGGTTATGATAGTTACACATTTAATAAGAAAAATTACATTGAGTATGATGTTAAGAGGACGTTGTGGGAGCATCGTTTTAGTGACACTTATACATTAGGAGAGAGAGGTACGACAGTGTATAAGACGAAGGCTACTAAGAGGTCTGTATTGAATACAGATTATTTAAGTGGAACTGAGTCTCAAATTTTAAGTCAGTTACAGCAAAGTCCTGAAGTATATGCTGCGTATTCGTATGCTGGTAATATATACAAAATACCATATATTGTAGAAGATACGAAATATCAATATAAGGAATTAAAAAATGAAAAGGCGATTGTTATGGAGATAGTAATATCACCTGCATGGTCACGAGTAAGTCAAACAAGTTAATAAGATATGATAAAATCTGAACTAAGATTAATAGAGAGAGAAGTTGTTAAAGTAGTTAATAGTAATTTTGATAAAGGTGGTGATGTAGGTTGGTCGGGTACTGGCACTACTACGTGGCAAGAGAGTGATTACACTAACTCAATGCGTAAGATGACAGGTACTACGAGTAAGTTATCACAAGAATTAGATGTTTGTGGTACTACTATATCGACTACTTATTTTGCTGGTTCTAAACCATACAAAGTTGAGTATTCAATTTTCGGTGATAATGATCCAACATCAACATTTACTCCTTATTTTGGAGGTGTTGCTGGTACTACGAGAAATCAAAATGGAACATATTATGATATATTTTATGTGGCTAAGTATGACCCATCATATATAATGATAAATGATACTGATGCATTAATGATAAATGATACTGATATATTCTTATGGGAATAAAAAATAAAACCTATACGAGAACTTATAGAAAAATATAAAACTACGGGAGTCTCAATTGATCCATTCGCTAATATATCACAAGTGGCACAAATAACAAATGATTTAGATAATGAATATGATACTGATTATAATTTAGATGCTCTAGATTTTTTGAAGATGTTTGATGATGATAGTGTAGATTTAGTTTTATTTGATCCACCGTTTTCACCGAGACAAGTTTCGGAGTGTTATAAGAAATTAGGTTTGACGGTAAATAAAGAAACTACACAGAGTTCATTTTGGAGTAAATTAAAAAATGAAATCAAAAGAATAGTTAGAAAAGATGGTATCGTTATCAGTTGTGGTTGGAATAGTTGTGGTGTAGGAAAAACAAGAGGCTTTGAGATAATAGAAATTATGTTAGTTTCTCATGGAGGAAATCATAATGATACTATTATAACAATAGAAAAAAATAAAAAAATACAATGAGTAATAAAAGAATTAAAGATTTAACATTACTATCAGATGAAGGATTAAGTGTTTCCTCAAGCACAGAGATAGCGGTTGATTATTCAGGTTATGGTGAAGCTTACAAGATAAGAATGGACGATATAGTACATTATGTTCAGATGGCACAGATGGCACATCAGGTGTTGATGGATTAACTGGTGAAAATGGTACAGATGGAACTTCAGGAGTTGATGGATTAATTGGTGAAAATGGCACAGATGGTACATCAGGAATTGATGGATTAATTGGTGAAAATGGTACAGATGGTACATCCGGTAGTTCAGGAATTGATGGAGAATCATTCACCGGAGCCACAACTGATAGTGATTTTTATTATAGTGATGATGTTTTATATACACCAAAATTAGTAATGACAGGTACTACAGATTTCGCACCACATACAACAGACTATTGGGGTTTATTTATTAATGAGAGTAGTGGTATAGTTTATGCGAATAGTGGAGTTACGGGTGGCTCGAGTGTAGTTAGTGAAACATTAGAATATGAAATTAAACATAAACAAGGTGCGGGTATTTTATCTAAAAAATTTATTTATTGGTTCAATTTTATATACTAAAGATTTAAATTATACATCGTCTGTTTTAACATCCGCTGTTTATACGAGAATAAGTGATAGTGCAACTGAAACTTTAACATATATATATACTGGTGGGATATTAACAGATACAAATTATTCATAAAAAATAATAAATTAAAATGGCATTAAGAGTAACAAAACAAAGTGGAAATTGGAATTCAACTTCAACTTGGAACCAATTAAGTAACGTACCCGTTATAGGAACTGGTAATGATTCAACAAGTTCGAGTTATGATAGTTTTTCATCTACATTTACAGCTCCATCTACAAGTGATATGTGTTTAGGTGTATCAGTATTTAATACTTCATGGTCTCAGTCAGGTGGTGATGATATATTATATTGTAAATTACAAGAATATAATGGAACTGAATGGGTAGATGTAGGTGCAGAAGTAACAATATCCAATACGGGAACAATATACTCGACAGAATACTGGATGTATTTAGAAGGTATAAATTATACATATACTACAACAACTGCTGATTATTACAGATTTACGTTCAGAGATGATGGAACAGGACCACGATTAGTTACCGAGGATAGTTCAACAAGTAATGGTCCGATATCAATTATGGTAGTAGATGATAGGGATGCTTCTGTACCAGGAACAAGTGATCAAGCATTCGTTTTACACGATGTCGATGTTGATGCTGATATAAGTTTAGGTGGAACAGCAACTAATCATAATCCATATGAACAATCACAAGCATTAACACCATCATTGTATGTTGGAAATGGAACAATGAGTGGTGCAACTTTACAATTTCCATCAACACCAGCTTATGATGTAACAACAACATCGCACATTTATATAAGTGGCAATGGTAGATTTAATGTTGGATACGAAGATGACAGATTAGATTCTGGTCAAACTATGACATTCACTTTCAATAATACGACAGATGAAATGGCAGGTTTTACTGCGTATAGATGGTGTGAAGTTAATTTATTTGGTGTTAATAGATTT